GAATCTTGATTTGGATACACTTCAAACTTTAAGACACTTTATCAAAAAACAAATGGAACGTGTTAAAGAGGATTTAGTGTACCATGTAGACACAATCGATAAACTCCAGTATTCTAGAGGAAAACTCAGTGCTTTTGAGGCACTGCTACAGGATCTAAAAGACCTGCAGAAAACAGAGGAGAATATCGATGACGATAGTAACACCTGATAGTACCTTAGTTGGTCTATCAAATTCAAAAGAAAAGGTTGCTCCAGAATCTAGAGAGATGGAGATACCTACTGATCCCGAAGGGATTAAAAAATATCTAGAAGTAATACCCAAACCTGTTGGTTATAGATTATTGGTTCGACCTTATGCTGGACCTAAAAAAACTAAAGGCGGTATTTTATTAACTGATAACGCAAGTGAAACAATTCAGATGACAACCGTTGTCGGATTAGTCGTAGCTTTAGGTGATCTTTGTTACAAAGATAAATCTAAATTTCCAGAAGGCCCTTGGTGTAAACAAGGACAATTTGTAATCTATGGAAGATACGCAGGTTCTAGATTTAAAACTAAATATGGTGAACACCGTATTTTGAATGATGATGAAATCATCGCTACTATCGATAAACCAGAAGATATTCTTCATCTATATTAAATAAGGAGTAAGAAAATATGTCGAAAGAAGAGTTGCAACCAAAGGTACAACCTGAAGTTGAATTAGATACAGATGATGTTACTGAAACGTCAATTGATCTAAAAGAAGAACAAAAGTCAGAAGATAATCAACCTGACCTTAATAAAGGTGAAGTTGATTTAGGTTATCAATCTTATGATTCTAAATCTGATGAAAAACCAGAAATAGAAGAAGTTGAGGAAGATTCTCAAACTGAAGCTAAAGAAGAATCTAAAGAAACTAACTTACAAGATTTTTCTGAAGGTGTTCAAAAAAGAATTGATAAATTAACTCGTAGATATCGTGAAGCAGAAAGAAGAGAACAGGCTGCTTTGGATTATGCGAAAAGTTTGCAGAAAAAATATTCTGATTATGAAAAGAAATATGACACTGCAGATGAGCAATATCTAAAAGAGTTTGATGCAAGAGTAGATTCTCAAAGAGAGCAAGTTAAACAAAAACTTAAAGATGCCATTGAGTCTAATGATGCAGATAAGATTATGGAAGCTAATGATGAGCTTACTAGACTTACTGTTGAAAAAGAAAAAGCTAGAATCAAAATGGCTGATAGAGAAGCTAGATTAAAAGCTCTTGAAGAACAGAAATCTCAAAAACCAGAACAAGAACAACAATATCAGCAGCAACCCGCTGAAGCTAGTGAAAAAGCAAAGTCGTGGGCTGGTAAAAATACTTGGTTTGGCAATGATAAGATCATGACTAATGCTGCATTTACCATCCATGAAGAACTAGTGGGCATGGGTATTGATGTGGAAAGTGATGAGTATTATAATGAAGTTGACAAGCGAATGAAGGAAAATTTTCCTCACAAGTTTGCTCAATCTGAAACTGAGATACAACGGAAACCCGTCCAAACCGTTGCTTCCGCTGGAAGAAAACAACAAGGACGCAAAACTGTGAGACTCACCAAATCACAGGTGGCTATTGCCAAAAAATTAGGGGTGCCACTAGAAGAATACGCTAAATACGTGAAGGAGGTACAATAGTATGAGCGAAGAAATAAATAGAACTTCACGCGCGTCAACTGAGGTTAAATCGGAAAGAAGAAAACCTTGGGCGCCACCATCATCTCTGGATGCACCACCTGCGCCAGACGGTTATGTCCATAGATGGATCAGAACCGAGTCAATGGGTTTTCAAGATACGGCTAACGTATCGAAGAAAATGAGAGAAGGATGGGAATTTGTGAGAGCCGAAGAGATTAAAAATCAATTAGGTGATCATTCATTTCCTGTTATTCGAGACGGACAATACGCAGGTTTGATCGGGGTTGCTGGCCTTGTGTTGGGAAGGATACCTGAAGAGATTGCACAAAGCCGTGCGGAGTATTTCAAAGGAATTACTCAAGATAGAGTTAACGCGGTTGATAACGATCTTATGAAGGAACAACGACCTGAGATGCCTATTAATATTAATAGACAATCTCGCGTAACTTTTGGTGGTGGGAATAAGTCCTAATTTTATGACAATAACCTCCCCAAAGTAAATTGTAACTTAATAAATAAGGAGTAATAACATGGCAAATACTGCTGAGAAATACGGCCTAAGACCAGTTAGAAAACTGGATGGCTCTCCATTTATTAACGCGCAGAACAGATATAGAATTGCTGCCAACTATGGAACTGCAATTTACCAAGGCGATTTGGTTCAACCAACTGCCGCTGGTGGAATTGAAAAACATACAGGTGGAACTTCTAATGATGTTGTGGGTGTTTTTAATGGCGTCTTCTATACAGACCCTACTACTCAGAAGCCAACTTGGAAAAATTACTATCCTGGAACTGTTAACGCTAGTGACATTGTTGCTACAGTTATCGATGATCCAGAAGTTGTTTACCAAATTGATTCTGATGGTGCGTTTGCAATAGCGGACATCTTCCAAAACTTCAGTGTAACTGACACAACTGGAAGCACACTAACAGGAATCTCAACTGCACAATTAGACTACTCAACTGCGGGTACGTCTTCACAGTTAGTTCTTCAAGCAATCGATATCTCACAACAAGTGGGTGACGATGAAGCTGGAACTAATGCTGATGTGTTAGTTAGAATCAACAGACACTTCTTCGGGTACGCTCGAGGCGGAGTCGGCATATAATAGGAGTTTAAATTATGGCTATATCACGATCACAACTAGTTAAAGAACTAGAGCCAGGTTTGAATGCACTATTTGGCCTGGAATATAACAGATACGACAACGAACATGCTGAGATCTTTGCATCTGAAGCTTCTGACAGAGCGTTTGAAGAAGAAGTAATGCTAAGTGGTTTCGGTCAAGCAGCTACCAAAGCAGAAGGTGCAATGGTAACTTTTGATCAAGCGACTGAAGCTTACACTTCTAGATACACTCACAATACAGTTGCTTTAGCTTTCTCAATTACTGAAGAAGCTATTGAAGACAACTTGTATGACAGATTGGCTTCTAGATACACAAGAGCTCTTGCAAGATCGATGGCGCAATCAAAACAAATCACTGCAGCTAACGTATTAAACAACGCGTTTGATACTGGTGGCTCTTACAATGGAGGTGACGGTAAAGCACTTTGTACTACTGACCACCCATTGTCTAATGGTGGAACTTTCAGAAATGAACTTTCTACTGCAGCTGACTTGTCAGAAACATCGTTAGAACAAGCGTTAATTGATATCGCTGGTTTCGTAGACGAAAGAGGATTAAAGATCGCTCTACAAGGTAGAAAATTAGTAATTCCAAAAGAATTGCAATTTACTGCTGAGAGAATCATGAAATCACCTTTATCTACTACACCTGGTGGTTCAGCTGCGTTTGCGAAAAACGACATCAATGCAATGATGAACATGGGAATGATCCCAGAAGGTTACAGAGTCAACCATTTCTTAACTGACACTGACGCTTTCTTCATCATGACTGATGCGCCAAACGGTATGAAACACTTTGTAAGATCGCCAATCAAAACAGCGATTGAAGGTGATTTCGACACTGGAAACGTAAGATTTAAAGCTAGAGAAAGATACAGCTTCGGTTGGTCTGACCCTAGAGGAATCTTCGGTTCTCCAGGAGCGTAATAATATACTTTACAGGGGCGTAGTCTTTACGCCCCTGTATTTAAATACTATAATAAGGTTATTATGAGTTTTAAAAGCGACATACAAGCAACAAGATTTACAGCAGCGACTACTAATGCAATCGTTGCTCCCCCAGTAAGACTAAGAGGTATCATCGTTGGCTCAAGCGGTGGAGGAAACGGAGTTGTAGAATTAAAAACAACTTCAGCAACAGGTGATACATTATTCATAGCAGATGTACCGACAGGAGATATTATTAATTTTTCTTTTCCAGAAGATGGTATTTTATTTCCACAAGGTATTTATGTATCAACACTAACAAGTGTTGCAGCAGTAACACTATTAACTGACAAATATTCAGGACCCAATCTAACTACAACCAACGGGTAATCGTTATGGATTACTATGCTGATTTAGGTATAGAGATTG